TAATCGCCAACGCTTGCTTCTGCGGCTTGCCGTGGGCCATTTCGGTCTTTACGTTCTTGCGAAACGCGGCGGGGCTTGCGGATTTGACGAGGGGCATTACTTCTTCCTTGTCTTCGCCGACTCTTTGAACGCCTTGGCCGTAGGCGCGCCGGGCGCGCCCGGTTTGCGCATCTTCTCGCCCGAGCCGGCCTTAATGCGGGCCTGTTTGGCGTGAATGTTGGCGTAGAGTCCGGGTTTGGTCGCCATTTTCAGCACTTCCACCGTTTGAGCGCCGCTTTGGCGCGTTCGCCGTCCTTGGCCTTGGCCGCTACGCCGCCCATCCGGGCGCAAAACGACGCCTTGCGGCCTTTGTCGGCCTCGGTCTTGGGGTTCGGCGCTGGCGGCTTGAGGTTTGACCCGGTTTCGCGGTTGTATTTCTCGCGGCCCTTGGCCGTCAGCCCCGCGCCCTTGCTGACCGGCAGCTTTTCGCCCCGGCCGACGCTCAAACTGACCGATTTCTTGGCCATGATGCGTGCTAGGCCCCCATCCACGACGCAGAAACGCCGTTTCGGTCGTAGGTGCGCAGAGTGCGGGGGCGCTCGGTGTGCTCGCGGCTGGCCACCGGAAAGGCAAATGTCACCGCAATCGCATCGGCTGCGTCAGGTGAGGCCAATCCGCGTGCTTTCATGTCCTTTTTCGACTCCAGAAAGATCGTGCCACTTGAGTCCGGTTTCGTTTTCGGCCCGGTCAGGTCAGATCGCAGTTGCCGATCCTCCTTGATCGCCGCCGATTTCAACCAATCGCGCATCGCGCCCCACAGTTCGGCGCGTTTGTTACCCCACATAACCGGGTTCTTGGCTTTCCAACCAAAATTAACCCCGCGCACCTTATACCGCTGTTCGGTCAGGCGGTCAAGTATGCCATACCCCAGCCCGCCCTCGTCGATAACCGTCAGCGCCGGCTTGAAATCCTCAATCGCTTCGATGACGTGCCCCACGACCGTCATCGTGTCGTCGCCCCGGTAGCGCCGCAACTCCACCAGGTCGCGGCCCTGACGGATGGCGATGACGGTGGAGTCCGCGCCGCTGCGCGCCGGGTCCACGCCGATGACGATTGGAGCGCCGGGGTCTTTGTACTTGGGCCGTTTGAACGCCTCGTCCACCAAGCGCGGCGCGATGAACTGGTCGTCGCCTTGGCTGGGAAACTCCCCGTAGACCTCAATTTTGGCCTGCGGGCTGTCCTCGCCGTACTCCGCGATGATTTGCTCGTAAACGCTCTTGTCGGTGTCCTCCACCGTGCGCGAGTCGATCTGCTGCGTCACCCAGAAATCCCGCTTGGCGTGGAAGCACTCGTAGAAGTACCCCTGCGCCCGGCGCGGGTTGCTGAACGCCAGCCAGAAGCGGTTGGGCGTGTTCTCCGTCCAGAAGCCTTGGCTCACGTCCCAGATCACATCCGGTATGCCGCTGGCCTCATCGAAGATCAGCAGCACGCCGTCAGCGTTGTGCAGGCCCGCGTAGGCGTCCGGGTTCTCCTCCGACCACAGCCGCCCTTCCGCGCCCCAGTACCGCGTGCCCTTGCGCAGGTCGCGCTCCACGATTTCGCTCAACCACTTGGCCGGCGTGATCCGCGTGGCGCTGATCTCCCACCAGTGGCTGTTGATCAGCATCGCCAGCCACTTGGTGATTTCGGCCCAGGTGATCGAGCGTAGTTGCGCTTCGCTGTTGGCGCTGACCAGCACGCTGGCGCCGATGCGCGTGGTCAGCATCCACAGCACCAGCCAACTGACCAGCGCCGACTTGCCGATGCCCCGGCCCGAGGCCGTGGCCATGCGCAGCACCTCATACGCTGTCGTGTTCTCGTTGCGCGCGATGTGGTCGCGGATGTCGCGCAGCACCTTGCGCTGCCAGGCGCGCGGCCCTTTGTACCGCGCCAACGGCGTGCCCGTCTCCCCCCACGGGAAGACAAACATCACGAACTTCTCAGGGTCGTTGGCGATCTGCGGCGACCAGAGCCGGGACATCAGCCCTTGCTCCTGGTCCGCCGAGAACTTCGGTTCTTGCATTGCTCTGGTCCTCGATCACCTCAACTACACGCCGTTGCGCGGCTTCCAGCGCCGCCGTGATGCTGATCTGCTGCGCCACATCGATCTGCACCTGTTGCTTGGCCACCCAGCCGTGCGCGTGCTTCAGGATTTCCAGCGCCGCCTTGGCGTCGCCCGCCTCGGCCGCATCGTGCAGCCGCTTGGACATGGCCATTTCGCCGTCCGCGCGCCCCTTCTGCTCGGCCAGGTCGGCAATCGGGTCCAGTTCGCGCAGGCGCCGGTACTCGGCCGGCAGCAGCCCGCTGGCCAACGCCAGCGCGTCCCCTTTGAGCCCGAGCCGCGCAGCGTCGTAGATGCGGTTGAGCACCGCCTCGGTTGCGCGGACTTCGCGGGTCGTGAGCGGCAAGCTCTTGAACATGGCTGCGGAGTATAGGCTTAGTTTTTCAAAAAATAAATTTTGGTTGCGGCCCCTCCGTTCCTATTGGCCCTGTCGCTCGGCCCTCCCTCCCCCCGGCCTGGGCGCCGTCGCGCGCCCGCCAGCTGCTAGGCAGCCTAGGCGATCTAGGCTATCGGCTGGCAGCCGGTGGCCCCCTGCTAGGCAGCCTAGGCGGTCTAGGCTATGCATATCGAGGTCGGCTGCACCCTTGGCTGGTGCTAGGCGGTCTAGGCTATCGGGCCGGGTACGCCTAGCCCGCATACCGGGGGCTGCAGGCGCGGGTGTGAGGGGGCTCGGGGCGATAGGCTATATAGGCGCTTAGGCTATCAAAACAAAATCGCTCTACCCCTATTTGCTTATATAAGCCATTACTTATATTTATCATTCAATCAAAGAGTCATATAGACATAGCCTAAAGTACCTAGCCCCCTCGCACTCCGCGCCTGGGCGCAGCGCCTATCGTCATGGCTAGCCTGGGCGCTAGAAACCAGTCTAAGACCCCACACTTGACTCAGGTAACGAACATGCCTTACATTGTCTTGCCTTGACGACTACCTAGCGACCTGGAATTAGGCGCGACGTATGTAGGCGGTCTAGGTCAACCTAACCGGAGAGACAAACCATGTTTCAAGTCACCGCAGTGTTTCAGGATGCCGAGATCGGCTACGGCGAGGGCGAAGGCGCCGCGTATGCAATCGCCGAGTGCATCGACAGCGTCGACTCGTTCTATCTCGGTCTTGATCCCCGCGCCGTTGAGTTCCGCATCATCGGCGGCTCCGTCGGCCGCGCCACGATGACGATGGACGTCGCAACCCTCATCGCCTACCAGTAACCCTCAACCCGCGCGCCCCCGGGCGCGCACCATTGGAGCTTGACACCATGAACTGCCATTTCACCCACCAGACCCGCGCGGGCGACGTCTACCATACCCGCGTTGAAAACGTCGCCTCGTGGGTCGACGAGCCTTACCCGCCCGGCGGGTTCCTGCGCATCATGCGCGACGCTCAAGGGCGCATTCTGGCCGGCCCTCACGTTGACGAGCTGATCAGCTGGTCCGTGCAATACGTCACGCCCGCCACCGGCCAAGCCTGATACACCCGCCTAGGCGCCCCGCGCGGGCGCCTATGGGGTGCGTCTTGCACCAGACCCACAACCACAGGAGAGAGAACATGGCAAAGCCCCGCGGATTCGTTTTCTACGATGGCTTCAGCGCGCTTGATGGCGCGCCCATCATCGGCGTGGCAGTACTGCGCAGCGCCAACGTCAAGACCGGCGACATGGTTCAGACTTTCATTTTGCGCGCCGATCAATCGCCCCTCGCCGCGATCGACAGCGGCGCCGATAGCAGCATATGCGGGGATTGTGTCCACCGGGGAGACGATACCCGCGCGCGGACGTGCTACGTCGACGTAGCCAAATCCGTCCAATCGGTCTACGCCGCGTGGACCCGCGGCGCCTACCCGCTCATGTCGCCCGCTCAAGGCGCGCGCATGCTGGCGGGCCGCGCTGTGCGCTTGGGCGCCTATGGCGATCCCGCAGCTATCCCCGCGCGACACTGGCGCGCGCTGCTCAAGCATGCGGCCGGCCGCACGGGCTACACGCATCAATGGCGGCAAGCGCACGCGCAAGGGTTGCGCGGGCTTGTCATGGCCAGCGCCGACAGTGCATCGGAGCGCGACACTGCGCGCGCCATAGGCTGGCGCACGTTTCGCGTGCGCGCGGTCGACGAAGCGCTAGGCGCGCGTGAGTTTGCCTGCCCGGCATCGGCTGAGGCCGGCGCACGGCGCCAGTGCATTACGTGCCAAGCTTGCGATGGCGCCGCGCGCGGGCCGGCGCAGGCATCGGTCGCCATCATCGTACATGGCCGCATGGCGCGGCACTTCGTTACTGCCTGAGCTCAGGGGTTAGCACGGCGCGCCCGTGCTACACCGTGCACTCTCGCACGACACAAGGGGATGATATGGACCAAAAACAATTTCCGACTGTCGACAAACACGCCGATTGTGTTTGTTTCAACTGTGCGGGGGTTTTGACAAACCCGCAGAATTATGGGTTCCCCATAGGGCGCGGCCGGTTTGGTGCATATTGTGCCGATTGTAGGGTCCGGACCTATTACGACACCGACCAGCCCCTTTGCGGGTTCTGCGGGTCAACCGCCGAACCCGTGAGCGAAGGTGGGGGCTATCCGTTTTGCCCTGACTGCAAGGGGGTCTAACCATGATTGCACGCTATCCCGGCCGTTGCGCCCGCACGGGCGCCCCTATCCGCCCAGGTGACGCTATCACCCCGCTCGGTCGAAAGCGCTATGCTCTGGCGCAGCATGCCGAACCCGTGGACCCCGATCTAGCCCTTGCCGAATCCGTGGATCCTGAGCTGGCGCAGTCGGACCCCGAAGCCGCTGCAGCTGCGGGCCGGTACTTGCGCCAGAGCATGGCCCGTTCGGTTTCGAGCCTGTGGCGCGGCGCCGACGGGCGTGAGTACTACCGAAACCGCGCGGGCCGTTGCGAGGATGCCCCTTGCTGCGGTTGCTGCAATGCCTAAGCCCGCCAGACCCCCCTCGTGGCCCTTCCCGCCCGTGCCCTTGCACTACCCTTCCCTACCCCCGGACGCGCGGCCCGTGCGCGCGCCACGTCCACCCCTGCCGGCAGAGCCGGCACCCTACTGAGGAGATTGACCATGCACACAATCGAAACCCGCTACCCCGACGGAACCCGGGCCACCTACACCCTCGCGCCAGGCTCTACGGTCCCGCTGCAGCTGGCAGCGCTCAAGCCCCTGCGCAAGCCCCGGCCGAAGCCCTGCAAGCGCACCTATCCGAAATGGGACCCGGCCATGTCCACGAAGGACTACATCGGCGCGTACTGGCGCGCGAACGGGCTATGCGGCAAGCCCGCGCAACTCTTCGCGCCCCTGCCCGACCGACCCGCGCCGTTCTATATGGGCGTGGATAGCGTGGAGGTGGACGAATGAGCCTCCTCCTCGTCTGCGCTTCGCTGGCCGTCATCTGGACCTTCTGCCCGTGGTGGCTGGCCCTGCCCATTACCCTTATTGGCCTGCTTTGCGAGGTGGACTGATGGTTTGGGCACTTCTCGCCGCACTCGTGGCGGCTTGCATCCTCATCGCCCTTGATCTATAGTCAGCACCGCTAGTTGTCATCTCCTCTCTGCCGCGCCTCGCGGCTTAGGCCCGCCAGCCACAAGCCGGCGGGCCTTCTTTTTAGCCCTTCACGCGCGCAATAATCTCCGCGCTGCTGGGCGAAGGAAGCTCTAGCAGCCGGCGCGCGTCGCTCTTAGAGCCCGTCCAGTCGGGCGCGCGGTAGGCGTGGCGCTTGGTGGGATGATCCAGCGAATAGACTCGGCCCATGTCGATCCAGCCGGCCTCCCTGAGCCCATGAAACAGCGCAGGAACGACGATCTTGAGATGCCCGGGGGCCAGGGCTTGGAGCGTGTCGCAAAGGCCTTGCCACGGGCCGCCCACGACCCCACGGGCGAACGGCCCGAGCCGGTAGGTGGCTTGTTCCACAATCCACGCCTCCGAGCCCGACAGGCCCGCCTGCAGCAT